ACTGCTTTACTTGCCAGCCCTCGCCCTTATCTAGTACGGTATACTTGCCCCATGCGCGCTCAGTAGTAGGTTGAGCCCACTCTTTGAGTATCCAAGAGCTTGAGTTCTTTTTATGCTCACCACCCACTCCCCATACAAATTCTACATCTTTAGTGTCTCTGTGCATTAAATATTCAGGAGTGTTGTCGTTAATGCGATCACCTCCGTTAGCAAAAATAACAGTAGATGTAGTACTAGAAAGCAAAGTAAAGATAGCGCTATTAGCACTATCATCATCATCGTTAAATCCGATAACCTTATCAACGCACTTTAGCTCTTTAATAATAGACGCACGCTCTTCAAAAGGCATAAAAGCTTTTCCTTTTTTACGTGTTAACCAGTCATCACTATTGACTCCTACAACAAGGTAGTCGCCAAGTTCACGCGCTGCTTTAAAGTACTCAATATGCCCTGAATGTAGAGGGTCGAAGCCTCCAGTTACAAGTACGGTTTTCATGAGCAAATATCTAGAATACTTCTAATTTGTTGTTCTTTTTCATCTAGCTGCTCCATGTTTTGCTTGTGTAAAACAGTTGCTGCAGCCCGTACTGCGGTAGAAGATAGACCATAAGTGTCTTTTAAATGTTTAACTCTACGATTAATTTCTTCTCTAGAAGAGTCAATAGCTCCTAGAAATGCTACAATATCTTCAATACTGTTAGATACATCTTTAGGGTCGATAGGTTTGATTGTTTTTTCTTCAGACATTTTTATCCTCGTTAGTTGGGTAGATAGTTTTTGCAATGGTTAAAACTCTTAAGGCGATAGACTGTCTAAGTCTTTGCATAATCGTTTTGTTAATATCTTTTTTATTCTTAATTAGGTTTCCTACTAAAAGCCTAACATCCATAGAAGTTACTGCTTCATCTATATAAAAGTATACGAATTGACCTTTTATCTTTGGTTTTAATCTTTTGTCTTCTAATCGCTTAAATAATTTTACTAGGCCATCAGGAGCATGAATCTTTAGGTGGGTCCAGCTATCTTCCCACTCTTGCTCAATTTGAAACTTACCTATCTTTTCTAAAGAACGAACTAAGTTTCTAGCGATAATCTCCCTCTCTATATCCCCTGGAGGTTGAGGGTTTCTAAAAACATACTTAGGCATCTGAGTTCTCCAAATCATGCACATGCAGCTGAATGATTCCATAATGCAAAATTTTCATAATATCTTTTCTAGCTTCTGTAGGAGTACCTTTCTTACCGTAACGGTTTGAGTACTTGTCTATGTTTCCCATGCAAAACCCTGTTCCATGTCCACGATCAATAATAACCTCTGTAGACTGAAAACTATTTTGTGAGTAGTGCTCCCCATAGGTAGATTTAATATATGCAAATATTTCGTCTAAATATTTATCTTCATTAAACTTGAATTTAATTTTATTAGGTTCTTGTGTATTACCAGTCATTAGGAATCCTTTTTGCTACAAGAGGCTCTCCTGCGTACTCTTGTTCTTCTGTGATATACTTATAAAAGCCTTGTACGGCTGTTTCTTTATGTTTAGCTTCAATGTCGAAGTCTGCATACTGTAACATAGGAACATGTCTGGCCATATGCTCTTCATCCTCAAACATTTCAGAATGCGCATTAGGTTTCATCCAGTAATTTGGGTTGTCTATTGAGAAAGACTGAGAAACGTGGAACAGAGGACGAACACCTCTCCAAGACTTAACAGCTTCTTTAAACATATCGTCGTTTACAGTGATATCTTTTACGTCTCTAATTTTACGATTTACTTCTTTACCGCCTAGATATACTTTTTCTTTTTCAGTCATTCTATGGCACGCATAGTGGTGAGTGTCAAGAGTGCATCGGATAGGGACTTGCTGTGCTAGTTCAAGAGTATGTGCGATATCATAGCCATTAGGCTTGTCTTCGTTTTCTACTGCTAAGCATCCTTGAGCATAGTCAGACAGGTAATGAAAGTTTTTTGCAAAACGATTGATACCGTCAATGTGCTTACCTCCATATAAACCCTGAAGATGAATATTCATAACAAACTGCTCTGCGGGTAAGCCCATATAGATACCATATAGCGCATGATACTCTAGATCTTTAATAGAGTTTTCTACTACTTCAGCTTTATTAGACGCTAAAACAGTGTATTGCCCGGGATGCACACTTACTCGGATTTCATTATCAATAGCATACTGACCTGCTTCCGCTAGAATCTCTTTAATCTCATCAATAATCTCGGAATACCAATCTTTAGTAAAGTCTAAAGTATAACAAGGAAAGAGCTCTGATGAAATACGAAAAGCTCGCAGATTTTTTGGTTGTGTAGGAAAGTAATCGCGTAGTACCGCTCTAAGCTGCTTTACGTTAAAAAGCGCTTTTTGTTGCACTCGTTCTTTTCCGCCCTCTTTCATTGCGTAGGTTTTTGTAGTAGTGCCAAAGTTGTATTTTTTAGCTAGTGCTTTATCATTAAACTGACAGCACTGAGCAATTCTCCAGTCAAAACTAGATTGGTTAAAATATTCCATTGTGTATCCCTTATATTGATCTATTTAAGATACAGTATATTTTACAATTAGTCAATATTTAATTGAGAGTCGCCTGGTTGTATCCGGTAGTTATCTTCTACAGAATCTGGAGTAGATACTTCAATTATCACACCTTCTTCTACACAAACTACTTGGTGGGGGTTGCACGGCTCGTTGTGCCATGTATCTCCTTCTACCAGTCTAGTAGTAATCACACTGGCATCTAAAGTATTAATCCATCTAACATGAAATTCTCCTGATAGAATATACCAGCTTTCATCTTTTTCACGGTGAAAGTGCATAGAAAACTTTGCGCCTTTGTCAAAACTCATTAACTTGCCGCAATACTTATCAGTAGTAGCAAAAATAAACTCATGCCCCCACCCCTTTTTAACAAACCCTTCTAGCCTAGTAAGGGATCTTTTCATTTTGATATCTTCCATCCTGAATCTTCCAAATCTTTATCAGTTAATGTATGTGTTCCAAAATACTCTACAGATTTACTAGCCAATGAAGTAGCTGCTTTTATCCCTGTTTGTATCATATCTGTAGAGCCAAATACTGCAAGGGCGGCTAGGAACACATCTCCTGCCCCTGTTACATCATGTACCTGTACATTTTCAGAAGGGTAGTGTACTCCCTCGCACACAGAGCCTTCACTTCCTAGTGTAACTATCTTAGTAGAATTAGAAGGCTGGTTAAAGCTTAAACTATCTTCTTGTTCGTTTAACTTTATATACGCATATACAAAAGCATTTAAATCGGGTCGTTTGGTATCTACGTATACTTGACCTCTAAACCGTTTGCATATGTAAGATATAGTATTATCTGTTAATAATCCTTTATTGTAATCAGATAATACAACCGTATCAAACTCTGTTTTATCGATAACTTCAATAGTTGAAATGTCTAAAGGTTTTACACTATCTCCTACATCTTGTCTTAATAATTGTTGGTGAGACTTAATATCTACAAACCTACGTTTTATTAGCTCTCTATTGTCATTAGTTAAAAAAGTTACATCACATCCTAAAGCTTCTAAATTATTTTTTACGTTAGCCGCCATACCGTCTTTTCTGATGGTGTGCTGGTGATGGATAACAGGAACTGGTGCTTCAGGAGAAATTCTAGTTACTGTGCCCATCTTATACTCGTCTAAACAAGACTCACCTATTAACAATATTTTTAATGGTTTTTGTAGTTGAATACCCATCTAACTTCCTAAAAAATTTAACCTCAGATACTAGCGAGGCTCCTACAACTTTTTTGTCTCTATACTCATCTCCTATAACTAAATAGGTAGGTTTGTATTTTTTCATGATTGCTTCTAATTCTTCTTCTGAGCCAAAACTATGTACGTTATCAACATATTTAATAGCTTTCATCATCTCAACCCTGTCGTTTAGAGAGTTTATAGGCCTAGAAGCAGATTTATTTTCTCTTACTCTTTCGTCTGTATCTAAAGCCACTATTAGTTTATCACCTAGGCTGGCCGCATACTTTAACATTGCTATGTGTCCTACATGGAGTATGTCGTAACAACCGTTAGTAATAACAAGTTTAGAGTCTTGAGTCTTTGGCTCTGTAGTCATATGTTACTTCTTCTCCCACTTCTATTAGTCTTTTAGATATAATAAACCCTGAGTCTGTATCAAATCTAGCAGTAGGATTTTTAGAGTTGTGATTGGTATAGAAGCTAATATCTAAAGAAGAAAATCCTTTTATAGGTATATATACTACTTCTTTAACTTCGTCTACTAGTAAAAATCTTCTATACTCTTCTGCTACTTTATCATTTATCCTACTTAGGAATTTACTCCTAACAGGTATATAATCAGTGCCTTGTCTAAATATAACAGTATTAGCTGGTATGTCTTTAATCGCAAAAACACCTACACCATTATTAGATGGTGAAGGTGCTATTGTGCAATATATATCATTAAAAGCCTCAGCTATTAGGTTCGAGGGTGACATAGAAAGTACTGTTTTCTATTTCTGATTCTTCTTTACAGGTACAAGGCGCGTTACCGCAAGTAGGGCATGCTTCCGTCTCTGTTCTTTCGCTCATATCACTATATTTATAATAGTCGTATGCTGTATCTAAGTATTCAGACGCCATAGTCATTTTTGACTGCATCCAACCGGGAAACTGATCTTCATCTTTAATCATTGTTAGCAGCTGTCTTGCTTGGTCTTCCATGCGTCGTAGTTGTACTCTAATCATCTGACCTTCATTATCATATTCTTTATTAGAAGAGTCTACAATAATTAGGCTTTCAGGATTTATAGATAGTTCTGTAATAGTCTCTGTGCCTTCTGTAAGAGAGATATTATCTACTGATACAGAAGAATACTCTTCTGTAGAATAGTCAGACAGGTTTATTTCAATAGGATCTGGTTCGTTCATTTTCTAGGCCCTCCAGCTTTAGGGGATTTTTTACTTTTTCCAGGCCCTGCCCAGAGTTTTTTTCTTGCCCAGTAATTAGCAGAAAATTTGTCATCTTTTGTTAGTCCGCCAGATTTATTCTTAATTCCTGCACTACGTGCTAAATAGTTTTTTCTAGCTTCTGAAGAGTAGTTGTGCCCATAATCTTTATGACCAAATCTCACTACTTTTATGTCGTCGCCTTTTTTAGCCAAGACAACTTGTTTATGTTTACTGCTAGAGGTGTTACGTTTTGGTTTATTAAATCCAGGGTACGTTTCGCCTCTATACTGTATTTTTCCACTAGGCAATCTTTTTGCGTCTTTTGCTTTTGCCATTTTATTCTCCTTTTCCTAAACATTAGGAAGGTAATATATAACATAGTATCATACAGTAGAGCACTAAGCAACACTTTATTTATATAAAAAACCTAGTCTAGGGTCCAATAAATTTTTTTCTGCGTCCATATAGTCTTTTACAAAGTTATAACCTATAGATTTATAGTTATCTATTTTATTAGGATCATCAGTGCTCCATACGGGTACTATTTCTGTAGCCCCTTCTGGAAAATCTATTCCCCATCTAAGGTGTATCTCTATTATTTTATTATCAATAAACTCTATGTTTATATATTTTACGTCTTTAAGGTCGTCTAACCATCTGGGAAGTTTAATATTTCTGTTAGAAACTAAAGCCCATTTGTTAAATCTACTTAAATTATTATAGTTTGTGTCTGCTAGAGTGGTTTGAACTTCGTAGAACTTATCTTGTTGCCATACGTAGTTAACACTTAGGTGATCTCCTATAAATCTTTCACACCAAAACAAGCTAGGGGAGAAATCATATATTTTATCTTTTTCTAAGGTTTTTATATAGGCTCCTGCTCCCATACCGCTAAGGTTATATATAGGCCTAATAACATACTCAGTAGTTTTACTGACCGGCATAGGGGTAGGACCACAACGGTACCCTAGTCTTATTGAAAGCTCTAGCTTATTAAACAGCCACCTATGCTGAGGAAATAACTTCCATATATCCCACTCTTCGTACTTGTCTAGATCATACTGTTTCAAATCCATCAAATTTAGTTTTGTACTCATGATATTCTCCTAGGTATAAATATTTATAGCCTAGTCTTTTATACCGTGCACATTCGGATTGTAGACTGCGTATTCCAAGTCTTAATCTAGGATTTTTATAGTTCCAAGCAAACTGTTCTGCAGATACGCTATTTTGACTAGGGTACTTAAATATGATACTGAAGGCTACAAGTTTTTTATTATCATAGTACCCTAGAACTTCCCCTTTAGAAAAGTCTTCTATAAATAAAGGAAACTTACTAGTAAAGTTTTTGTAGGCACAATAGTCCTCATATACCTCATTAATATTATCAAAATGAGATTCATCTAAAAGGGTGTAATCCTCTTCAGCATAGCTAGTTCTCTCCAGAGCTATTCTGCAGTAAGTCACTTTCTGTGTTTACGCACCTTCTTAGCTATTTTAGAAGGTTGTTTTACAAACTGCTTGCCCGACTTAGTACCTTTTCTCTTAGCCGCATTAGTAGCTCTTTTTTCTCCTGCGCTTAAAGAAGACCAAGCTTTCTTAGGTAAATATCTACCCCTAGAACTTTTAGGCTTGTCTGACTCTTTTTTAGAAGAGTATTCCCATTTCTGCTTAGTCCACTTTTTAAGACTTTTTTGTGATTTTTTTAGTGCCATTAGCTTTTTTCTTCTTACTTGCGGGTTTCATTTTCATCTTTTTTAAGATGGCCGCTTGCAATGCTTTAGGTAGTTTCTTTTGAGCCGCAGTTAATTTACCGCCCTTAAAAGCTTCTGTTTTTCCGCCTTTTACTACTGCCATGTTATTCTCCTTTATGTAGGTATTTTACTTTTCTTTCTTAATTAGTGTAAAGGCTCCATAGCCAATAGCGGCCCATGCCGCTAATTTAGCAAAAGGGCCCGCTAATATAATTACTACCCCTACAGCTATCAAAGCTGCTCCGTCTAAAGAAGTTCTTTCTTTAAGTCTAGATTTAATCCAATTCATTTTCTATAACCTCCTCCTTTGGCTTTATATTCTTTAGCCAAAAGCTGTGCTTTTCTAGCACTCCACTGGCCAGGGCTACCGCCTCTTGATCCAGCTTTAATTTTGTTAAATAGTTGTTTACGCAGAGTAGGCTTAGTATAATTACCTGCCTCGTTTACTTTGCTTTTTGGTTTTTTTGCCATTAGATTTCTTACCTTTATAACCGCTAGCATATGCTGCTGCTGCTTGTTTTGCGGCTTTTGAACGAGTAGAGTAGGTTTTTCCTGAGCTTCCCCACTTATAGCCACCTTTTACTTTTCTTATAGGCATTAGCTACTCCTTTCACAATTGCATCTAATACAAACATCGTTAATACAATCTAAACATTCTCCTGTTTTACAGTGACAACTATGTCCGCAATTACTACATTTTTTCATCCTTGTTCTCCTCTGATAGATAAAAGTATCTATCGTACACATGCCAAAACGCAGAGTACATTTTAGGAGTTATTTGGGGGTAGTCTTTTTGAGCTCTTACGATACTATTAACTAGTCCCCGCTCTCTAGGCTCTAAATCTTTCGAGGCCAGCTGCTTCAAGTACTTGTGATGTATTCTGCGTTTCTTCGTCGGCATATAGGTATCTCATTATATCTTTTACTAGGGGGCTTCTAACGACGCTACTGTCATCAAACTCTACATTAGTTACATAAGTAGAAGGGGTTAGTTTCTTTCTTGCCCAGCGCAAACCGTTATCTCTAGGATTTACTAAATCAGACTGCTTCAAGTCGCCAACAACACAAGCTTTTGTGTTAATACCAAAGCGAGTTAGAAACATACTAATCTGTGCTTTTGTAGTATTTTGTGCCTCGTCTAAAATTACAAAAGAGTCTTTAAAAGTTCTGCCTCTCATATAAGCTAAAGGTGCTGATTCAATAGCTCCTTCTTCAACCATTTTTTTAATGCTTTTAGAGTCATAAATTTCAGCTAATAAACCTAGAATAGGATCCATGAATGGAGATATTTTTTCTTCTAAGGTACCCGGTAAAAATCCTACTTCTTCAGTTGCTACTAAGGGTCTAGTAATTACTATTTTGTCTACAGCACCTTTCTCTAGAAAATGGAGGGCAGAAGAGCACGCTATATACGTCTTTCCTGTTCCTGCAGCTCCCGTTAAGAAACATAAATCATGCTTTTCAATAGCTCGTAAATATTCTTTCTGTTTGCTCGAAGGCTCAATCATATATTGCTTTCTGTTTGTAAAAAGATTTAACTCTAAATTTGAGTTCTGGTATAAAGTTAATAACTTGTCCTGTAAAGCATTGAGGCTCTTTATCGTCTACCCCAATAACAATAGCAAAGTTATTAATTTGCGTATCAAATAAATAATTGTGTGCGACGGCGTATGCTGTAGCTTGTATATAATAGTTCTTAATCTGAGAAGCGTATTTCTTCTTCTTAGAGGTTTTAAAGTCGATGATAGATAAAGTATTGTTCCATAGACCTACCCCATCAACTCTACCAGCATATTTAAGCTTAGGGTGCCATAAGGCTACTTCTTGTGCATAAGGAACAAAATTATTTCTCTCACACTCTTTTATAATGTCTCTCGTAGGTTGTTTTATTTTAATAGCCTCTTGAGATAGTCCGGAAGTAGAAAAAAAGTCTTTAAAGCCTCTTTCCTCTTCCTCTTGTAAAAAGTATTTTTCTACATAGTCGTGAACTGCAGTACCTCTATCAGTAGCTTCTTTAGATATTCTATCAGCTTCTTCATCACCTACTTTAGCTCTCCATCGTACTAGAAAACTATTATCAGAAGTTGCACCTAGTATAGTTGTTATACTAGGATATTCTCCGTCGGGAGTTTTATAAACTCTACCTGTAGGCCTATCAATATTATATGCGTCTTCACATTTTTCGTAATTAAACAACTTCAAACCTTTGTCTTACAGAAGAGGGTTTTTCTCTAACATACCCTTCATTTTTCAATTTTTTTATAGCTTCTTGCCAAATACTAGCAAGTTTAGTTATGTCTTTTTTGTCTTTAGCTGGTATATCAATATCGTTTATAGTGGCTAGAAAGGCAGAGGCTAAAAATAAATTAGCCGAGCCAACTTCTCTAGACATAACACCTTCTACATCTCGTTCTTCAACAAGTTCGATGTTGCTCTCTCTTACGTCAGACTCATCCTTATATAGATCTGTAGGAGGTCCTGAGATTATTTCTTTTAGAGTTTGTTTAATATTTTCAGTTTCCATTGTACAACTTCATCAGTGTATAGACGAAGGCAGTTAAACCCCCTATTAAACTCCCTAAAAAGATAATAGTTTTAAAGCTCATCTTACTCTGAGTTGCAACAATGTAGAGCTCGTTTATCTGGTTATTATTTCGTTCTACCATATCATTGAGAGCGTCTAGCTTTTCAAAAATTCTTTCATATCTTTGAGCACAAACAGCCTCATGAGTTTCTAACGCACTTTTTGTGCGTTGAGACCTTTCATGAAGCTGGTAAATGTTTTGTTTTATATCTGATTGGGTATCGTCCATGTGTTTTCCTTCACGCTAGTCCCATCTGTAAAAGATGTGGTCCCCAATAGTGCTTATTTTTATCAGGCTAGAAGACCAATAAGGTCTTACATAATTTGCGTGGTAATGGGTAGAGCCTTTAGTTATGTCTACTAATTCACCCTCTAATACTGCTTTTGCGATGCTGCCTGCAATTAATTTTTCTCGTCTATTAGTCATGTGATCTGATTTTCCATCACAGTACCAACTAAACTGGCAATCTCTTCTTCCGCTTGCATATCCCTGTTTTATTACTCTACAGATAGTATTAGGGTATCTACTATCTTTTACTCTATTTAAGGTAACTTGTGCTACAGCTATCTGACCATTAATATCTTGGTTTCTTGCTTCGAAATATATATTTTTTGTTAAACAGTTTAAATCTTCTTTGGTATAGGAAATTTTTTCGGACGCTAAAACTGTACTAGCACTGAACAGCAGGAGAGAAGAAAGTAGTCCTTTTATCATCAAGAGTTATCCTTTGTATCGGGTTTCCATAAACATCAGTTCGTTGGTTATAAACCATCAATCTTTTAGAGGTTGTGTAAGCACCTGAAGATCCGTATACATCTTTATACGTCTGTATAGTAGACCCTCCTGTCCTATAAGACTCTTTTAGTACTTGAATAATACTTTTGTATAGGGTGAGTAATTCTTTATCGCTGATATCTTCTATCTTATTCAAAGGAGATATTTTAGATAGAAATAAACTTTCACTTTTGTAAATATTTCCAACCCCGCTTATATATTTTTGCTCCATTAAAAACTTAACAACAGATTTAGAGTTATGTTTTCTTGCTATTTGCAAAAAAGTTTCAAAGGTACAAGGATTGTTTAACATATCTGGACCTATAGAGTCCAATTTTTTATTCAAGATGTTTCTATCGTTAACTACCTTAATAGTTCCGAAATTCCTAATATCTTCATAGTATATAGGCAAAGATTCTGTGTACTTACTGAACGCCTTTGTTATATTGAAAGATACTCTAGAGTGCTTAGAAGACTCTAGTGAGTATCTACCGCTCATACCTAAAGTAGAAAATATAAACCAGTTGTGTTCTAACTCCCACCATATAAATTTTCCTTTATTAAATACTCCTTTAACAAGTAAAGATCTTTTGCTCAGAGCTTCATCAAGCTCAAAAAACATATCTGGAGCTTTTTTAGTATACCTACCAGAAATCAACTCTATAGAATCTAAAAAAGAGTTAGAAACTATAGAGTTTACTTGCGACGCTACACGGGTAACTTCTGGTCCTTCAGGCATTTTTGATTAAATAAGTTAGTTTACTAGATGCAGTCCAAGAATATTCCAATTGAAGTAGTTTAAGCATTTCACTTAGCTCTTGACTTTCATTTATAATTTTGATACAATCAGAAGTAAATCTAACCAATGCGTTATTCGAGTAGTCAGAACCGCCAATATCATATTGAGCAGCAGGACTAGAATAGATGTGTTTCTTATAGAAAGTTGGATTATTCAGTTTTAAGAAGATAGGCTTAATAGCCTCTTTAGCTTCTTCTAGAGAAGAAAAGTTCTTTGTTAATAGTTTTTTAATATCAAAAAAATCTTTTTGATAGGCGTTCATTTAGATCTCCAATCTAGTTGGTTCGTTATTATTCCAAAATTTAGACTCATTATAGAATCTAGTATTAACTAAAGAGTCTAAGTATCTGTTAATCTCTTTAGCTGCTCTTATCCATTGTTTTTGTTTTATAATAGACTCAATAGCTTCATCCTTTAAAACATACATATCATGTAGAGCTTTATTAGGATCCCATTTAACTATTGATATACATCTATTTAATTCGTTTTGATATTCCATTTTCTCTCTACTCAGTGTTATATATGTTATATTAGCCTAAAAAAGTGGAGATAGCAAGGATAAAATAACATTAAATTACGTGTACCTAAAAACACGTTAGATTTATAGGAGAAATAAGTTGAAAACAATCAAGGCTTATTATTCAGAAAAAGACAAGTTTTATACAGACAAAGAAGTATACAGGCTGACTCAAGCAGGATACGAGGTAGAGCAAATAAATTCTGCTTACTTACCTCGTGCTATGCTCACCCCTCAATTCGTAATATACAAAAATAATCAAGTGTTTAATAAACTTGTAGGAAAACAAAATCCTGGGGCAGTAGTTTCATGGGTAAAAAACACAATAAAGGACAGTGAATGAAAATTAGTGTAAAAAGATACAATAATGATGTATCAAGAGCTTATCGAATAATGATGAGAAAGCTTAATGCCGAAGGTTTTTATACTGAGGTAAAAAGAAAAAGTTTTTATGTATCTAAAAAAGAGAAAGAACGCGAAGATAAAAAAGCGGGCGTAAAAAGATATAAAAAAGCAGAAAAGAAAAGAGAAGAACTACTGCAAAAATTAGAAAATAAACAGTTCTCTAATAAGAAGAAAAGACCTTATAGAAAGAAAGACTAGTAATGAAAATACTGATTATGGGATTACCAGGATCAGGTAAAACCTGGTTAGCCGAAAGACTACAAAAACGATTAAATTGTGCTTGGTATAATGCGGATGAAATAAGGCGTATGGCAAATGATTGGGATTTTTCTGATCTTGCAAGATTTAGACAAGCAAATAGAATGTCCGCACTTGCAGATACAGAAGCTATGTTTGATCGTACCGTTATATGTGACTTTGTCTGCCCTACAGAAACTACTAGACTAGCATTCAATGCTGATTATGTAGTATGGATGGATACTATCAAAGAAGGACGCTTTGAAGATACAAACAAGGTTTTTGAGACTCCTGCAAAAGTAGACTATCATGTAACAGACTGGTTTAATAATACAGATGAAACATTAGCAAACGCAGTTGAAAGAGCTATAAAGGTAAAAATGAATGTTTGATTATCAAAAACCCACTACTCAAATGTTAGGTAGATGGCAACCATGGCATGACGGACACACTGAGCTGTTCAAACGTGCTTTAGCTGAAACAGGCCAAGTATGTATTCAAGTTCGGAACGTAAGTTTTATTGTTGGTGAAGATGCCGGCGGCGGCCGCACAGTTGCACAAACGGACAATCCTTTTAGTTATGATTATGTAGTAGACGGAATCGAAGAAGGATTGCATAATGCAGGCTTTACAAGAGGTGTAGAATACATTATAATGCAAGTGCCCAACATTGTGGATATTAGCTATGGTCGAGGTGTAGGCTATACCTTTACACAGCACGATTTAGGGGAAAGCATACATAATATAAGTGCTACAAAGATCCGGGCTAAGCTCAGAGAAGAAGGTAAACTTTAGAGCTAAGAGCAATTTTTAAAATTAAATTTTTGTTGCCTACTGGTCTTTTTTATGCTACTTTTATATAGTAAACGTTGAAGCAACGTGGACACATACTGGACCCGGGGGCGGTACCCGGCAGCTCCACCATAAGCATACTAGCAAATGCTAGGCAAAAAATAAGTAGCAATAATCCCTGCAGGGGCTCACTTATATTTGAAAAATATAGTTGATGTGACTTGGGTTGATCTCCAAGGTAAAGTCTG